GTGATAAGCACGTTCTTACCACCACGTTTACCGCCCTCTGCAACGTTGAACCAGTGGTCAAAGCAGCCCCAGAAGAAACGCATCTGGTTTTCAGAAAATGGTGCTGGGATGTTCATTCTTCAAAGTCCTTGATGTCACGGTCTGGAACGGGGTGCTGCAGCAGATCAGCAAGGGTCTGCATGTCGTTATTCTGGGCTTCGGTCGTGTTCTCCTGCGGTTTGTCCTTCCACTTGTCTGGCTTCCGGTTTTTCAAATAAAAAATCTGGGCCGTGACGTTTGCAGGCACAACAACCTGTTCCTCTGCATACTCAATGCGTTCTTCTTCAAGCCGCTTTTTTCCATCCACCATGACCTTTTTCAGCTTGATGGGCTTTTTTACGGTCACGGTGCGTGTCTTGCAGCTCTCGAACAGCTCATTTTCCACAATGTAATCAGCGTTTTCCCGCCCTACTTTTAAAGCGTCGGAAATGTCGGGAAATCGGCTTTTCCATTCATTCAGGGTATCGCGGTGTATTCCAATGTTCTGAGCTATTTGTTCCTGCGTCAGGCCGTCTCTAGCCCATCCACGAAGCAGCGTCAACCCTTCCGGCTCTAACCACTGCTCATACTTACCTTTGCGGCCAATCGCAGATCACCTCATTTCAGACCAAAGGTCTCGTTCACATAGTCACGCTTCGTTTTGTAGACGTTGAGCATTTCGCTTTCAAAGCTTTCCCCTCTGAGCCTTCTGGAATTGGCTGTGTTCTGGTACAGCGACTGAAAGCACATCGCTGTACCAGTTTTCTGCATCTGAGGGGTCTTTGCGGGCTTCCCACCATGAAGCAGGTGGTTCAGGTTATACTCATTCACCTTGAATCCGGGAAGGTCAGAGACACCGCAGCAACAAAGGCTGTCTCCCAGTTCTCTTGTTCTGTTTTCTCCGCTGTAAAGAGCAAGGCCAAGTTCATGCGCCCTCTGCTTCAGCTTAAGAATATCGCCCTCGATCAGGGCTTTCGGATAGGTATAGTCTCCCGCAACCTTAACAAGGCCCGGTCTTTTGCTTGCAAACTTCATGCCCTCGACAATAACGCCGTAGGCACCAGCTGCCTTGAACTTTTCAAGGTTTTCGTAAACTTCTCCGTATACCTCATGCATGTACGGCTGAATCCTGACGATCAGGCGCTTCACACTCGGAGCAACCTTTCTCGCAATTTCCAGACGTTCTTCAAACGATGGTGCGCCTTCTTCGAGCTTGTCATAGCTGCTGCACACCATGCTGATCTGCACAACGCAGTTGCACTTCTTCAGCAGTTCGAGATATTCAGGCTCTGCGATGATCCTTCCCTTTGTCGAAACAACAAAGGGGTATTTGGTTTCAGCAAAGACGCGCAGAGCGTTGTAGCTCATGCGGTAATAGTGCTCACAAGGCTGGAAAGGGTCGCTCACGCCCCCCCAGTGCAACGGAATATTCCAGTCACACCAGTTGGTCTCAGACGTTCGCTTTCCCTGAATCCAGCTCATGAGGGCTTTCATGCCTTCACCTTTCTGCACCTTGCTGATGTCATACTTTCCGTTCCGCTGCACAAAGCAGTATTTGCAGCCGTGCGTGCATCCCTTGTAGGTGTCGAAACGGATAGGCATATCGCACAACCAGCATTGCGACCCGCAGTTAGGCATCTTCATCCTCCATAACGCCGCGAATACAGTTCAAGATGGCTTTTTCAAGCGGCTCCTTCGTGTTCTCGCTGATGTATCCCTTGATTTCTTCCTCGCACTCAACGGGGAACGTGAAGGTCACGGAAAATTCTTTCTTTTCCGAAGCCTTTGTGAAACCGTCCTCCATAAGGCTGTCAATGTAGGATACGCCGGCATCATCGTCCTGCGGAATGTCAAAATCAAAGTCGAAGTCGCCAAAATCGACTTCAAGCAGCTCCCGTTCCAGCTTGGAGAAATCCCAGCCGGTCATTTCGCCGGTCTTGTTCGCCAGCAGGCGGTATTTCTGTTTCTGCTCTTCCGTCAGGCCGGTGTAGCGCACCACGTCGGCCATGTCCACATTGAGCTGCATCAACGCAAGGCGGCGGGTGTGACCGCTGAGAATGACGTTGTTTTCGTCAACCTCGATGGGATCAAGTGCGCTGCACTGCTTGATGCTCTCAGCGCAAGCGTCTACAGCTGCAGGGGAGATCACGCGCGGGTTGTTCTCATACGGCACCAGATCGGAGACCGGCATTTTCAGCAGTTCTTTCTGAATCATCTTTTTTCTCCAAATAAAAAGCCGCCCGGAAAACCGAACGGCAAAGATATCAAAAAATAAGCAGCACCCATGCATTCAGTTTGACGGACAGGCGTAAAACGGGCGGGTGCTGCTGCATCTGGAACTTTCGCGGCCAGATGCCCCGCTATGCTTTGCACAGCCGTCCCCCGACTGTACATTGCATGGCGCTCTGGGCAGGCCTTGAACCTGCAACCTACGGTTTTGGAGACCATCGCTCTGCCAATTGAGCTACCAGAGTAAAAAGCCGCCCTTGGAATCGAACCAGCCGTGTCTACACACACGCGCCGCGCTCAAAACTGCGCTCAGGCGGCCATATAAAAACAGCTCCGGTTCGCCGCCGGAGCTGTTGGTTGGCGCACATCCTGTCAGGAAAGCTACACCTTGGCAAGGATTCTAAGGCCTTTTCTTGGCACGGGAGGTTACACGTGCGGCCTTTCGGGTTGTCTGGTCCATGCGCCATACGGTGCGATACGGCGGAATCGAACCGCCTCCTGTCTCTCATGAGCGGCAGGCTGCCTTTGTTTCAGTGTATCGCATAGATGCGCAGTCCGCGAAACGTGAAGAGAGAAAAATGCCTGCAAAGCCAAAAGGAGGAAAATTATCATGGAGGTTCGTTTCGGAGACTGCGTGTATCGGTTTGCCTTTCCGGCATTGCCGATGGTACTATTCAATCACTTTCGCACGGTTTCTGTACATACCGCGTACATACCGCGTACATACCCGAAGCTGTACAAAAAATCACGCGTTTTTTATGCACTTTCGTCAAAATCGCAAAAAGGTGTTGCTTCCCAGATCTCTGCAAGGGCCTCAAACCCTACTGTGATGGCTCTGGATGCCGTGTGTGCCTGTGCAAAGCCCACCTCAGCGGCGGCCTGCTCACGGGTCTTACCCTCAACATAACACAGGATGATGCACTTGCTGCGGCGGATGGATGCCGTGTCAGCATTCAGCAGATATGCCGTATCAATGGCCGCCTTCTGCATCTCCACATACTCGCACTTGAGGGCAGCCAGCTTTTCCTCTGCTTCCACAATGGCCGCGCCACCGTTCCCCACCTTGTCACTGGTTCCAGAACGACCAGGTGCAGCTGAAACGCTGGATGTGGTGGCGGTAGCGATGCACTGTAGATCTACAATGCGCTCTTCCTGCTGCTGAATCTGTGCCCGCATTCTTGGCAGTCGTTCAAACCATGCCCGCACCAGCTGGGCCTTTTCATTCTTAGGTGGCTTTTCGTTCTCGCTTTCAGGTGTCAATGTGCGGATCATTGTTCCTCCTTTACTCCTTCCAAAAACAGCAGCACTCCGGGTGCTGCAAACGGGACGCGGTAAATTTCAATGTCTGATTGGGTGATGTACTTACGGCCAAACAGCCGTTTCATGTCCTTCCATACGGCCCACGGGACGCGGTAGAAAGCCCTGCCGCTAAATGAGCATAGTACAAAGGCGACACCTCCGAGAGCTTCTGTGCGGCTCAAACGAAGCGCTTGCGCGGTCAACACACGATCAAAGGTCAGCCGGTCACTGTCAGTGTGCTTTGCTTCAAAATTGATGGCTCTTCCGCCTTTGAGAATGCCTTTGTAGTCCGGCTGGGCCTGTTTCGTGTAGCAGGCAAGGAACCTGCCAGCACGGTCTGGGCTTCCGATCGGACGCATAGGTTCCGGTGTTTTTTCGATGTCTGCAAGGCCGATGGATCTGTAATAGGCGCAGGCATTGTCAATGATGTGCTCAAAGCCAGCGCCCTCTGCGCGGCTTCTTGCACCGGTATAGCTGCGGCGAATACTGGCCGCCGTTCTTCGGTTATTCATTGCTCAATTCCTCCACATAGCACCAGCTTTGGGGCGGACGTTCGATTCCGAACGCTTTTCCCCGGCAAATCAGCTTTTCTGTATCCCATCTGCGGCAGGTGCAACAGTCTCCGCGATGCGTACAGGGTTGTATCGCCCAGAAATCTTCAAGCCTTACTGGCTCTTCGTAGAGTTTGAAGTTTGAAATATGCCAGAAAAACAGGTCGTCTCTGGTTTTCCCAGACGATGCATAGCGGTGCAACTGAATGTAAGACATTCCCGATTCTACGATAAGCTTAGGATCGAGTTTGTTTTGATACGCTGGATAGGGGAAGACAACGTTTTCAATTCCATCGCATGTAAACTCGCCAATGATATTGCCATCCAACCGCTGCCATCCTTTGCCCGGGACAATTAGGAGCCAGCCTATTTTGGATTTGCTTTTCGTGCAATAGACATAGCACTTGAATGGAGTCTTTAGATTCCCAGGCTTTGTTCTTCGCACCTCAATGGTCTTTTGCCCCCGAATGATGAGGTCGCACCATTCAGGCCGAATGCTCAAAAGCACAGCTTTCATGCTCACATCTCTCCCTTCAGTAATACTCGATTTCCACCAGCGAGGTGGACACCAACTCAAAACGTCCATCTTCCAGAGGGATGCGGAGCAGGTGATACTGCTCTCTGCAAGCGTATGATTTCGGCAGCAGCTCGCTGAAGTCCTCCACGGTAATGGTGTACTTCGGCTTACGCCTACCAGCATAGCCAACTTTTTCAATTTCCGGGGAGTATACCGTGACATGGTAGCAGGGGTGGTCAGCAGTTTCAGCTTCAGTTTTAGTTTCAGCATCAGCAGATGTCGAACTACAGGATGTAAAACACAGCGTCACAATTAGCAATGCTGCTGACACGATAAAGCAGGCCATTCTCTTTTCGGTTTTCATGCTTCACTTCTCCTCCTCAAAAGTCCCAGTCGGAAGGAACACCGAGACGGCATTCTCCATCGCCATCGTTACTGGTCGGCTTATCGAACGGGCACCCCGGGCAGCCATTTCCTGTCGCCAAATGGCAATGGCAAAAATCCATCAAATAATGGGCCATGTCCTCCGGACTCATAGTGTCGGTTTCAGGGTTGGATTTCGCTTGATCATTCATCGTCGCCCCTCCAATACTCCACAAAATAGGTCAAAGTAGATTTGCCGCTGCGCTTTTCCTTTCCCACGCGGACGGTGTAGCCGTTCATCGACAGGACGACAACCAGCGCTTTCCGGTCCTCCACCTTGTCGCAGTCAATCTTGTAATGCTGTGACATGTATTCATCCTCCGTGCCGCTACTTGTATAATCAGCAGCGGTTTATGTAACTGTGTTTGTATTTCAGGCCTTGAGATCGCTTTGCGGGCGTTCCAGCCAGTCGCGGACGGTATCTTCGGACGGCGCGCCGTCGTCGCACAAGGCCAGAACCGCCGGAACCAGCTTCCGGGCCATTTCTTCGTCATCCATGTCCCGGATAGCGTCTCCGATCGTGGTCTGATCGCTCGTTCTGATTTCCAGCGCCAGCTTCACGACGGAGCCGTCCTGACGGGTCCACGAGCAAATAAGGCTCTGGCCGCCGATCTTTTCCAATGTGGTCAACATCGTATCGCGACAGGCGGCGATAATAGCTTCAGCTCTTTCCATTACCTGTACTCCTTTCCGGTGGCCTTGTCCCTCAGCGGGATGCGGCCTATGATTTCAAACCCTGCGATATTTGCCATCTGGCGCAGCAGGGGAACGATGTCTCCGATTCTGTCAAGCCGGGCGGCTTCCTTCTGGTACTCGTCCCGGCAGATGTTGCGCATGGCTGCGGTCGGTGTCGGGTCTGCATAGTGCTCGGCATTCCGGCCCATATTTTCCTTGCTCATGTTCTCACCCTCTCTCTTCCCACAAATACGCCCGAGAACAGGCGTTCTCCGATGGTATAGTGATAATACCGGTGTCCTGCCGGAACGCCGTCTGCAGGGCCATCTGCCGGTCTGAGCACCATCGGATGACTAGCGACCTGAACGACATACTCACCGCCCTGCACAAGCCGCTGCATCCAGCTTTCTGCGGGCGCGGCATCAACCCGGCTTCCGTCCATGCAGCAGACCGCTACGGAAGTCGGAACAGGGGACAGCATCGTGAAAAGTGAAAGCTGTTCGACTTCAATCACGGCGCACCTCCTACTTTGTAGATCAGAGCCACAGCAAGCATCCAAATCATAAAAGCGGTAGTTGCTGCAAGAGCTATGGGGTGATCGCGCAGCAGCCAGACAAGCGCATAGCAGACTGCCATGATAGCTGCAACAACAGCAACCATAAACGTTGCGGCGAACATCGCAAATCCTAATGTCATGAGCGTTTTTCCTCCGGCAGTTCAGGTATCGGCATCCAAAGAGGAAAAGTATCCGGTGCACCTGCAACGATGTCCCACGTTGCTGATTGAGCAAAAGTCGCATCCATGTACTTCACGAGAACTTTTCCGTGCGCAGCATCATTTTCTGTCGGCGGACATTCTGCCGTTTTGCGCCAGCGCTGGACATCCGTATCTGCTGCCGTCGGAGTGCTTTCAACAATGCAAACAAGCTGTTCCAACTCGTTCTCCATGTATGGGTTATACCAGCCGCCCAGGATTTCCGGGGCCAGGTCGCGGATTCTCTGGATCACGTCCTCCGCGTAGACCATACGTTTTTCGCTCATTTTGTAATCTCCTTCGGCGGCAGCGGCATCCAGCCAACCACGTGAGCATCTACACGGTTATTGTAAATGTCATCCTGGTTGAAATAACGATATTCCCACCAGCCTTTAGGAATAAAGTAATCATCGCTTTCTTTATCGTAGGTTCCCCACTCGGAAATTTCTTCCCAGTAGAAAGCGCTCTTTTGGGACAAGACTGTGCCATCTTCGTAGTTAGCCGTCGTAATCCCATATCCACCGCAGGCGGTTTCAAACAGAATCAGCACATCTTCTTCGACTTTCGGGGGATTCTTGTCAGGGTCGCGCCATGTCGGCTGCAGTGTTTCCGGGTCGATGGTTGGGGCCTCGTCCACGCTGTTCAGGGCATCCTTATAGCAGCATTCTCCAATAGTGAACGGATTGCTTGCACGAAGGTTCATTTCAATGCGCTTGTGCAAAGCGTTCGCGTCAATCAATCTTTTATCGTTCATTTTTCAATCTCCTTCCTTGTCAGTTCGCTCGCCCGCAGCCTTGCAGCTTCACGGGGGGCAGCGGTGATATCGGCCTGCGATCCTTCCCCCATCACTTCACGGACGGGTTCACGCGTTCCACCAGCTCACAGCCGGGCACTGCCGTGCCGGTCTTGAGCAGGGCCGCAATGGCCGTCTTGTTGGGTGTGAGGGTGGTCTTCTCGGTCATGTACTCAGCAGGAACAGCGGCTTCATCCAGCACGCTGACCGCCTTGCTGCGGCGAAAGCTCACCGCGCACCGGTCGCTGCTGAAGTTCTGCCCACCCAGAGCATCGGTCAGATAGTGCTTGAGACTGTCGATCTTGCGCTTTGCGGCTGCCTTGCGGTCAGCAAAAGCCTTTTCCTGCGCTTCAAAGGCCGCAACATCGGCTTCGAGGTTCTTTACCCAGCAGGCGATGTTGTCCACCTTCTCGGCCTTTGCCATGTTCAGCTCTTCCAGCCGGTCGATGTCCATAACCTCGCCGGTCTCCTGATCGATGCAGTCCAAAATCTGCGAGTTGATCTCATACAGGTTCATAGTGCTTTTTACCTCAATTCGTTCAGAGCACGAGAAACGGCCCTGAACGGCGTTTTGCGTTTTGTGGTATAACTTTGCCGGTTTACCCTAAAACCATGCTCAGAGGGCCGCGTATGCCGGTCTGAGCGCGTGTGTACCGGCTATTGCTTTTTTAATGGCCTTCGCCGGGCTGCGTCTGCCAGAAAATTCTTTGCATTTTCGGCTTCCTCTGCCGGGCGGCTTGCAATGAACGCCCGGTTGCGCGGGGCATTCGCCTTTTTTGCTTCATCCCTATCACGGGATATCCACCCGGATGCTGCAGCCTTCCAGTTCTTCAT